ATCGTGTCGGCCTCGGGTTGCACGCGTCGTGTCGATGACCGTCGCGTTTGTGGAAGGTCTCGCCGCAGCCACCGCACAGGATGTAATCCTCTGGAAAGTGGGCGCGTCCAAACGCCTCCGCTTTGTCGGCGCGCGCCAGGCGATCCGCGAAGTCGTCGATGTCAATCGTGCGCGGCAGGCCACCGCTGGGGGCGAGCGGCGCTCGGCACTTGCCGCACACCGATCGCTTGCCGACGACCACGCGGTTCTTCTGACCGCAGAGACACGAGATGATTAGTTGCACGGCTGTTCTCCTCGTCGTCGCGGGGTTAGATGCTGTCGGAGCCGTCGCCGATCATCAGGATGATTTTGTTGGCGAGGACCTTCGGCGCCCCGACCAGGTCGGTCAGGCCGCACGAGCCACCGGTCATCGCCGCCAGTTTCGCCGCGAACTTCGAGCCGCGGTCGTTACCGTCGCCGATGTAGAAGACATCGATCGGGCCGCCGAACTTGCGCGCGGATTCGAAGGCCGCGTCTTCGTCGTTGGGCTGACCGTCGGTCACCACGACCAGGTGGGTCGCGCCCTGCTCCGCGCCGAAGTCGATCGCGAGGTCAAGAGGCGTCCCGCCGGATGGCTCGGGCACCGCGTCCACCACGTCGACCTGGCGATCGCCACTGATCCCGAAGGCCGCGAGGGGCACGGGGTGCGTGGTGCGCAGCGTCTCAACCACCTTGCGGAGCGCGTCGATCTTGCGGGCACCAGTGCGGACGCGGTCCGACATCGAGCCAGAGCAATCGACCAGGAGCAGGGACCGCCGCGTCCGAGCCTGCACGAGGTCATCGAGCGATGACCGCTCCAGGGATTTGTTCAACTGGTCGAGCGCAGCTTTGGTGGCAACGAGGTCAGTGCTTTGTGTCATTGGTCGGTTTCCTAAAAAACGAGTTTCGAAAGGTTCACGATCGCCATACGCATCGCCGTCGCCGCTTCCAACTGCATCGCCGGGGAGGTCACCGGACCGAGCCCGAGCGCCTTGATCTTTTGGTACTGGTCCCACGCCTTGCGCGCGTCGGGGGTGATCCCTTCGTCGCGCATCTTCACGACGAACGCGTTTTCGAGTGCCGCGAGGACGACCAGCTTGAGGTCGGCCGCTTTCGGCTTGGGCGTGGCGAAGGCCGGTCCGCCGCGCGCACGGCGTGTGCCCTTGCTCCTGGGTGCCGGCCCGATGCCGGCCGCCCGATTGGCGCGGCGCGTGGCCGAAGCCTTGCGCGCCGCGTCGCTGCGTTGCTGAGGGGTCATGGCCATGACCCGTTATGCCGCGAACGCGCGGCGCGTCGCCCAGGCCACCAGCGCGGAGTGGGAAGGGTTCGTTGTGGCGCGGCGCGTCTTCCACGCCTTGTTCGCGGAGAGTGTCGCCTTCGCCATCGTTGCCTTGGTCGCCTTCGCCGCTTTGGTGGTCTTTGCCATGTCGCTGTGTCCTTTGGTTAGGTTGCCGTTTCCGTTTCCGTTTGCGTCCGAGAAACAATAGTAAACCGGAGCGGTCAGATTAACAAGAGAAATCAGACTGGGAAACAAGGAACGGTGCAGGACGGTGCACCGGCCCCGGATTCGTTGGGGAAATCGGGAAACGCGATAGGCGCCCCGAGGGGCGTAGGGAGAAGGGGTGCAGGTGAGGGGATAGGTGGGAGGGGAAATCGTGAGGGGTGGACGGGTGGACGCGGAGAGAAGGGGTTATAGGGGCCAGAGATGCGAGGACGCAAACCGAAACCGACGGAGCAGCGCGCACTAGAAGGGAACCCAGGCAAGCGCCCGATGAACACGCACGAACCACAACCGCCGATCATCGACGCGGCATTCGACACGCCGCCGTCGGAACTCGCCGATCATCCGACGGCCATCGCGGAGTGGACGCGCCTGGCGCCGATGCTCCGCCGCTGTCGCCAGATCACGGAAGCCGATCGCGGCGCGCTCATCGCGCTCTGTCTCGAGTGGGCGCGCTACATCGACGCGACGAAAAAGATCGCGACGCTCGGGCTCGTCGTCCGGGCGCCGAGCGGCTACCCGATGACGAACCCGTACCTGTCGATCGCGACGCGCGCGCTCGCGGGCTGCAACAAGCTCTGGCCGGAACTCGGGCTCACGCCGTCCAGTCGCTCACGCGTGCAGACGGATGGCCAGGGGCCGGGCCCGGGCGGTGATGCCTTCAGCGAGTTCGACGAGCCGATACCGTTGACGACGCCAGAGGACACGACCCATTGAGATGATGTGACGACGAACCCGATCGACAAGTACGCGCGCGACGTGGTCGGGGGGCGCGTGCTCGCTGGCAAGTATCATCGCCTGGCGTGTGTCCGCCATGAACGGGATCGCGAGCGGGAGGGGACGCGGGGCTGGTCCTATCGGTTCGAGCTGGCCCGCGCCGAACGGTTCTATCGCTTCGCCGCGCTGCTCCGGCATTACAAGGGGGAATGGGCCGGCCAGTACATTCGCCTGCAGCCGCACCAGCTCTTTCGCCTGGGGTCGCTGTTCGCGTGGGTCCACATCGAGACCGGGCTCCGGCGGTTCCGCACCGCCTACAACGAGATCCCGCGCAAGAATGGCAAATCACTCGAAGCGGCGATCGTGGCGCTCTATGTCACGTTCTTCGATTTCGAGCCCGGCGCCGAGGGGTACTGCATCGCCACGAAACGGGAGCAGGCCAAGATCGTGTTCAACGACTGCAAGAAGCTGGTGCAGTCGAGCGGCCTGCGCTCACGGATCGCGGTGCTCACGGCGAACCTGTCCCGCGCCGACACGACCTCGAAGCTGGAGCCCTTGGGCGCGGATCGCGATTCGACCGATGGGCTGAACCCGAACCTCGTGACACTCGACGAGGCGCACGCGATGAAGAACCGCGGCATGATCGACGTGATGGAGACGGCGACCGGTGCACGACGCCAGCCGATCATCAACTGGATCACCACCGCCGGCAATGACCCGGTCTCGCCCTGCGGGGACCAGCACGACTACGCGTGCAAGGTCCTCGATGGGGTGCTCACCGATGAGACCCTCTTCGCGTTCATTGCGCACGCCGACGTCGAGGACGATTGGAAGCTCCCCCGCACCTGGCGCAAAGCGAATCCGAACTACGGGATCTCCGTCAAGCCCGAGGACCTGCGCGCCCTCGCCGCGAAGGCCGCGAGCATGCCGGCCGCCGCCGCCGCGTTCAAGCAGAAACGCCTCAACCTGTGGGTGAACGCGCGCGCGCCGTGGCTGTCCCTCGACGGATGGCGTACAGGGCAGAGCACCTGGACGGCGGAGTCGATGCGCGGCGAACGCTGCTGGATCGGGATCGACCTCAGCTCAAAGATCGATCTGACCGCCGTCGTGATGGTCTTCCCGCCGACCGCCACGCGGACGTCGTGGCGCGTGCTCGTGTGGTGCCTGACGCCGGCCGACACGCTGGAGGACCGCGCCCACCGCGATCGCGCGCCGTATCAGCAGTGGGTCGACCTTGGCTATCTACGGACGAACCCCGGCAACCGCATCGATCAGGACGAGGTACTCGCGATGGTGCAAGAGGCCGCGGCGATGTTTGACGTGCAACAAGTCGGCGTCGATCCGTGGAATGCGGGCAACCTGGTGAAGGACCTGGGCGACGCCGGGTTTCCCGTCGTCGAGGTGCCGCAAAACCTGCCACAGATGACCGGCCCCTCGAAGGAGTTCGAAGCCGACGTGCTCGACGGGCTCGTCGACGCGGGCGGCAATCCGCTGATGGCGTGGTGCATCAGCAACGTCGTGGTGCAGAGCGACAACAAGGACAACATCATCCCCACAAAGAAACGAAGCCGCGGCCGCATTGACCCCGTCGTCGCGACGCTCATCGCTCGGAAGCTCGCGGCCCTCCCTGAAGAGGAGCCGGCCGAAGATCCCGTGCTGGTGTCGGCATGAAACGGTCAGTACCGGGGCGGCCTCCGTTGGACGACAACGATCCGTCGGTCTACGTCGGCGTGTCGCTGCCCTCGAAACAATTCGACGAGTACTGCAAGCGCGCGCGGCGCGAGGACGTCTCGGTGCCCGAGATCATTCGCCGCGATCTCCAGCAGCAGAAAAAAACTAAAAACCCCGAGGACTGATCGCCGCGGCCCCACACTGCCCCGTGTGGCTTGCGCCTAATGTGGTCCTGGCTCTGGTGGTGGCGACCGCCCTGTCTCCTGCGACGGGTGATCATCAATCTCAAACACGATTCGACGGAAGCGCTCGAAGGGGTGTTCTGGGCGTATCGCGGGGGGTGGCTCACCCTCCGCGACGTGTCCGGCCTGAAAGCGGGCCAGCCGCCGGCGCCGATGATGGGCGACGTGATCGTCCATCGCTCCAATGTCGCCTACACGCAGGTGCTGCCATGATCGTCCGCACGTTCGACGGGTTGCAGGCGCTCATGCAGCACACCGGCCCGACCTTCACGACGCAGGCGCCGCCCAGCCTGCAACTGTACGACTCGCGCCAGAGCTACGCGGAAATCTATCGGCGGCAACCGAGCGTCCGCATTTGCTGCGACTTCATCGAGCGCGGCATCAGCGACGTGCCCCTGCACTGGTTCCGGCGGGTGTCGGACACCGATCGGCAACGCCTCGCCGGGCACGACGCCGCGCGGTGGCTCGCGAAGCCCAACGTCCACACGAGCGGCTTTCGCTTGAAGTCCAGTCTCGCGGGCGACCTGGCCCTGTATCACAATGCGTACTGGCTCAAGGCCCGCGGCACGGAGCCGGACGGGCGACCGCGTCTCGGCCTGGTGCGCCTCCCGCCCGAGCAGATGCACGTCCGCGGCGCGCTCCTGCCGACGATGTTCGAATGGACGCCGAACGCGATCGGCAAGCCGGTCGAGTTTCCCCCGTCCGAGATCGTCCATCTCCACTGTTACAACCCGCTCAATCCCTTGATGGGCATCTCGCCGCTGGAGACGCTGCGCGCCATCCTCGCCGAGGAGGCCGCGGCCGCCGATCATCGCGAAGGCTTCTGGCGCAACTCGGCCCGCATCGAAGGCGTCGTCACGCGTCCGGCGACGGCGAAGCGGTACTCACAGCCCCAGGTGGAGATGTGGCGGGCCCAGTGGCAAGCGACGTATGCCGGCGGCGCGCGCGCGGGCAAAGCCTTGCTCCTGCAGGACGGCGAGACCTTCACGTCGACGGCGTGGAGTCCGAGGGACGCCGAGTACATCGCGGGCGCAAAGCTCCGCCGCGAACTGTGCCCGCCGCTTTGGGGCATTCCGTTGCCGCTCGTCGGCATCCTCGATCACGCGACGTTCTCGAATATCCGCGAGCAACACAAACACCTCTATCAGGATTGCCTCGGCCCCTGGCTGGCGATGATCGAATCCGAGATGGAGCGGCAACTGCTGCCCGAGTGCGAAGACGTCCGGGACGTCTATTGCGAATTCAATATCGCCGTGAAGCTCGCGGGCACACCCGAGGAACGCGCCGAGTCGATTCGCGTGTCGACGGGTCGGCCGTGGCGCACGGGCAACGAAGCGAGGGCACTCGACAACCTGCCGCGCGTCGACGACCCCGAGATGGACCGCGTTGCGCCCCAACAGGGCGGGCCGGCGGATGGCGTGCGCCGAGGCGCCGAGAAGTCGGCAGTCTTCGCCGCGGCGGTTGACGACGACAACGCCGACGCGCTCATCGTCACCCCGGTGGTCGAGGCGATGCGCGTGCGCCTGGACGCCCGCCTCGCGAAGCTCCCGGCCGAGACGCGGGCGCTCGCGTTCGATGCCGACCGCTGGCGGCGCGAGGTGGTGCTGAACCTGACCCCGCTCGTGGGCGCCGATCGCGCCGCGACCGTGGCCGCACGCGTCGTCTGCGCCGAGCAGCAGCGCCTGGAGACCGAGCATGGCTAGGGACCGACACATCATCGACTTCTGTCGCGCGTACCCGTGGGCCATCGAGGAGTCGGTGCTGCCGATTCTCGCGAGCGTGATCGCCCGGCACGTCGCCCGGGTGGACGCGAGCGCCGAGATCGCCGCCGCCATCCAGAGCCGCAAGGACCTGCCACAGCCGCGCGCCGGCAGCGTCGCCGTCATTCCGGTGCACGGGGTGATTGCGCCGCGCATGACCGAAATGAGCGCGATGAGTGGCGGCACGTCCTGTGACGCGATCGAGGGCCGCTTGCATGAAGCGATGGCGAACCCGGACGTGCGGACGATTGTGTTCGACGTCGATTCGCCCGGCGGCAGTGTGGCGGGCATCACCGAGCTGGCGGCGCAAGTTCGCGCCGCGCGTGCGCAAAAGCCCGTGGTGGCTGTCGCGCAATACCGCATGGCCTCCGCGGCGTTCTGGGCGATGAGCGGCGCCACCGAGATCGTGGCCGCACCGTCGGCGATGGTCGGGTCGCTGGGCATCGTCACGGCGCATGTGGACCTCTCGGAGGCGCTCGCCAAAGAGGGCATCAAGAAAACCTATTTGTCCGCCGGGGATGGCAAGGCCGACGGGAACGAAACGGGCCCGCTCGATCCCGAGGTCGAGGCGCGCGTCCAGGCGCAACTCGATCAGGTGTATGGCCAGATGGTCACGGACGTGGTGCGGGGCCGCGGCGAAGGGATGACGGCCGCGAAGGTGCGCAAGGATGTCAAGGCCCACATGTACAGCGCGGCCGACGCGCTCGCGCTCGGGATGATCGACCGCATCGCGACGCTCAACCAAACACTCGGTCGCCTCCTGGGGTCGTCGTCTGATGCGACCGATCGCAAGGCGGCCCGCGCGTATCTCGAGACTGCCGACACGCAGGATCCCGCAAGGGACACCGTTCAGGCGGCCACCCCACAGGAGCAGAACGCCGTTGTGATGGCGCTGCTCGAACTCGGCCTCCTTTAGAAAGGGACGGACCCCCAATGGATATTCGTCAACTCGAAGCCAATCTCGCCACGAAGAAAGCCGCACTGAAAACCCTGGCCGAGGACACCATGCGCGCGGCGCAGGAGCACGTCGTCACCCCGGCCACCGCGACCACGCCAGCGGTCACCGGCCGCGTGATGACGGCCGAGGAAACCGCGCGCCTCAAGGCCGCCACCGATGAGTGCCGGGAGATCCAGGCGCGCATCGACGGCCTGTCGGGCGACGCACGCATGCTCGCGGAGATCGAACGCCTGACCGCCGCGGCCGTGCAGCCCACACCGGCGGCGCGTCCCGACGACCGGCAGCAGCCGCGCCCCAGCATCGGGTCGCGTCTCATGCACGATCCCGCGATGGTGGCCTGGCTGAAGGCCGGGCAGCATCACGCCCAAGGGCAGTGGACGTCGCCGGGCGTGGAAGCGCCCTATAGCGATCTGCGCGCGACCCTCATCGACACGTCGTCGGGATCGGGCGGGCCGTTGCTCATTCCCGACTATCTGCCGGGTGTCGTGCAAATCCCGACGCGCGCGCCGGTCGTCGCCGATCTGATCGCGCCGGGCACGACCGACAGCAACCAGATCATCTACATGAAAGAACTGGCGTACACCAACGCCGCGGCGGGCGTGCTGGAAGGCGTGGCGAAACCCGAGTCGGCGATCTCGTTCGTGCAGGCGACCGACCCCGTCACGAAGATCGCGACCTGGATCCCGGTGACCACCGAGGCGCTCGAAGACATCCCGGCCATGTCGTCGATGATCGACGCGCGGTTGCGGACGTTCCTGTCGCTCGCCGAAGACGATCAACTGCTGAACGGCAACGGCACGCTGCCGAACATGCGCGGCATCATGAACCGTCTCGCGCTGGCGGCGGCCATCGCGCGCGGCGCCGATTCGAGTGTCGACGCGGTCTTCAAGCAGATCTCCGCGATCTACACCAACGCGCTCATGCAGCCCGATGGCTGGGTGATGAACCCGTTGAACTGGCTGACGATCCAGCTCACGAAGAACGCCCAGGGCAACTACCTCGGCACCGGTCCGTGGGCGGCGGCGCAGACGCCGGTCCTCTGGGGCCTGCCCGGCGCGATCACGCCCGCGATGGTGGCGAACACCGCCCTCGTCGGCGCGTTCAAGACCTGCGCGCAGTTCTTCCGCAAGGGCGGCGTCAAGGTCGCGATGAGCAACAGCCATGCGTCGTTCTTCATCGAAAACAAAGTGGCCGTTCTCATCGAGGAGCGCGGCGCGTTGGCGGTCTACCGCGAAGCGGCGTTCGGCAAGGTCACGGGCCTGAACTAAACCCAGGCCGACCGGGGGTGCAGGAGCTGGGCCTGCACCCTCGTTTCGTTCACCGTGTGCTTTACCCGGTAGGTACCGGGTCCTAACATTTTGAGGAGCAACCGATGCCGCGCTATTCCGCTTCACGCAATCAATACGTTCCCTCGGGTGCGGGCGGCGACGGGGCCGCCGTCTACCCGGCCGATGGTGCCATCGCGATCGCCGACGGGACGCACGCGCTCACGAAGACGAGCGCCGGGGCGTACACCCTCGCCGCACCGGCCGCGGCCGATGATGGCATGCGGCTCGTCATCGCGGCGCGCACCGCGTTTGCGCATGTCGTCACCGTGACCGGCGGGCTCGGCGGCAACGCGGCCGACGATGTGATCACGTTCGCGAAAGTCGGCGACGCCATCGAGTTGCTGGCCGACAACGCGAAGTGGGTCCCGCTCGGGGCGCCGTACGGAGCGGTCATCAGCTAACGCCATGTTCCGCACGGATCCCGGTCCCTGTCCGATTTGCGAGGCGCCGCACTGCACGTGCGGCGACCAGCCGACCGCGATCACGCAACTCCCGATGCGCGATGCCGCCGCCGCGCAGCTCGCCGTCGTCGAGGAGACGTCGGAGCCCTTCACGACCGCCACGTATCGCGGGCGCAAGCACGGCAAGATCGTGACGCAGGAGAAAACGTAAATGATCGAAATCGTGATCGTCTTGCTCCTGCTGTTCTGGCTGCTCGGCGCGTTTGTCGTGCCGGTCGGTTCGTCGTTGATCCATCTCTTGATCGTGATCGTGCTGGTGCTCATCGTCTATCGCTTGCTGAAGGGACAGAAGATTCTGTGAGCGTGCTCTATCCTGACTGGCGCCGCGCGGCCGCAGCGCCGCGCACCACCGCGATCCTCGTGACCCCACCCGTGATCGTGCCGCTGACGCTCGAGCAGGGCAAGCAGCGCGCGGGACTCGACTGGGCGCCCGGCGACGCACGGGACGCGATGATGACCGGCTGGCTCGCGACGGCGCGGCACCAGGTCGAGGAGGACACCGGCATCGCCTTGTTCACACAAACGTGGGACGTCTTGCTCGATGCGTGGCCGTCCTCGTTCGAACTGCCGCGGCGACCCGTCCAGAGCGTGATCGTGACGTCGTACGACTCGGCGGGGGTGGTGCATACGCTGGACCCGAGCAACTACTTGATTGGGCCATCGAGTGTCGCGCCGGTCCCGACGCGCCTGGCGTTGTCGCCGACCGGGTCCTGGCCCACCGACCTGCGCACCTTTCAACCGTGGGCCGTGCGCTTCGTCGCGGGCTTCACGACGCTGGAGCTGCTGCAGGCGACGGCGCCGGGATTGATCGACGCCGTCGGCATCCTCGTGGCGCATGCGGCCACCGCCGGGCGCGATCGCTTTCAGGGCTTCGGCAGCCAGCTCGCGCTGCGCGACGAGTACGAAGAGAAGATCGCCCCGTACCGATTGGTGGTGGTGGGATGAGTTATCTCGCGCCCTCCACGTCGACGGCGAAGCGCCCGCACCGGGTGACGTTGCAGAACCCTGGCCCGCCGGTCTCGGACGGCGACGGCGGCTTTACGCAGACGTGGATCGATTGCGTGCCCCCGGCCGTGCAGGCCGAGATCAAAACGGCGACGGCGGAGGACCTCGAAAGGCTGGCGTCGGGAACGGTGATCGCGTCGGCCTCGCATATCGTCACGTTTGGCTACCACCCGCAGGTGATCACCAAGTCGCGCATTCTGTTCAACGGCCGCATCTTCAACGTCACGAACGTGGGGAATCCCGAGGAGCGGAATGTCGAGACGGTTGCGATCTGTGAAGAGGTGGTGCGGTAATGGCGCTCGTCATCGAGGGCCTGACGGATCTCATCGAGCAACTGCGGAACCTGCCGCCGGAGCTCGCCGGCGAGGCGGCGCCCATCGTGACGGGATCCGCGGACGCGGCGCAGGCGGAGGTCGTCGCCGGCTATCCTTCACGGACCGGGGAACTGCGAAGCAAGGTCGTCGTGAAGGCGATTGCGGCGGGGCCACTCGGCACGGCGGTCGTGGTCCGCAACACGTCCAAGCTGGCCTACATCTTTGAGAACGGCACGCAGGCGCGGCACAACGCGCTCGGGGCGAACCGCGGCTCGATGCCGGCGGGGCACGTGTTCATCCCCGCGATGGCCAGGCACCGACGGGCGATGTGGGAAAAACTGAAAGGCGTGGTCACCCGCGCGGGGTTGGTCGTGACGGGCGATGCCGGATAGTTCGGACGTCGACGCGGCGCTGGTCGCGAAGCTGGGCACCGATGCGGCGCTCCTGGCGCTCTGCCCCGACGGCGTCTTCGTCGACGAAGCGCCCTCCGGGTCCACGCGCTTTGTGATCGTGAGTCTCATCGACGCCCACGACGAGCCGATGCTCGGGGGGCGGGCGTTCGAAGATGCGCTCTACCTGGTCGAGGCACGGATGCTCTCGACCGTCGCGGGCGCCAACATCAAGGGGGCCGCCGCCCGGATCGACGCGCTCTTGGAGATGGGGACGTTGACGATCACCGGGTACACCCTGATGGTCATGCGCCGCGTCGAGCGCGTCCGGCTCACGGAAGTCGACGAACACGATTCGAGCATCCGGTGGTACCGCAGGGGCGGACGGTATCAGGTCATGGTCTCGCCAACGTAAACGAGTTTAGAGAAGGGAACACGCACATGGCAGCCTCAGATCGGATACACGGAAGCCGCGGAATGATGAAGCTGAACCCGCTCGGCGTGATCGGGTCGGGCGTCGTCGAGGTCGCATCCATCACGGGATGGGAACTCGACTTGTCGAAAGAGCAGGTCAAGGTCACGGCCTTCGGCGACACCAACCAGATTTACGTCGAGGGGTTGCCGGACATCAAGGGCAGTTACAAGGGGTGGTTCGACCCCGCCGACGGCCTCGTGATCTTCGACGTCATCTTCGGCGCGGTCAAGCCGTACGTGGAACTGATCCCCGACCGGATCGCACCCACCGTGCTGTTCGGGGGCAAGGCGAATATCGGCGGCAAGATTACGGTCGACTCCGGCGGTGGCGTCTCCATCGGTGGATCGATCACCGCGAACGGCAACTGGGTGATCCCGAGCGCCGCGTAACGCATGATCACCGGGCGCGTGGGTCACATCCGGTGGGCCTACTACACGGCCGCGCAGATCGAGGGCTACACCGTCGCCCGCACGCGCGACGGCAAGTGGAGCCTCACCGCGATCGTCGTGCTCGCGGATTCGTTCAAGATGGCGCAGCGTCCACTCACGTTCACGGCGAAGCACGCGAAAGGCGAGTGGCGCTGGCCCATCACGTCGATGACGCTGAACCAGGACACGAAGCGACTGACCGCTGAACTCGGCGCCCCGGAGAAGAACTAAGTATGCCCTCACGCGTCGTGCGACCCGAGACGGACAAGCTGCCGATTTCGGACGGGGATTGGGTGCTCGTCAAGAGGCGACTCAATCACGGCGAGACGCAGAAGATGTTCGCGCGCCGGTATCTGTCCGATGCGTTCGGCAACCGCGTGAATCTCGAACTCGCCGGGATGGAAAAGGTGACGGCGTACCTCCTCGATTGGTCGCTCACGGATCTGGAGGACAAACCCCTCGTGATCCGCGACAAGTCGATCGACGAGGTGGAGTCGGCAATCAACGCGATCGATCCCGAGAGCTTTGCAGAAATCCGCGCGGCCATCGACGCGCACGAACTGGCCCAGGCCATCAAGCGCGCAGAGGAAAAAAAACTCCGGGCTGGCGCGCACGCATCGAGTCCGACCTCGCCCTCGCCCTCCGCTGTGGATGGCGGGTCGACTGGGTCCGGGAGCTAGACGTGGACGACTACGACGTCCTGGTCGCTTTGCTGCAGCCGAAGCCTGACGGCGAGGACTGATGGCCCTCTCCGGGATCTTCCAAGCGGACTTCAGTCCATTCACCGCCGCGGTGGACGGCGCCGTGATCAAGTTGCGCGACATCGAGTCGGGCGCCGCGAAGGTGTCGACGTCGGTGAGTCGCATCGCGGAGAGTTTCTCCGGGTCCAAAGTCATTCAACAGGCGACGATGATGGCGGAGGTCTTCGACCGCGCCGGGGGCGCCGCCAAGTTCACGGACGCCGAACTCGCGCGGATGGGCGCGACCGGCGCCGAGGCCGCCGCGAAGCTGCGCGCGCTCGGCCAGGACGTGCCGCCCGGCATTCAACGCATCGCGGACGAAGCCAAGAACGCTGACACCCAGCATCGCTCGCTCGGCGCCACCGTCAAGGATCTCGCGCTCGGGTTTGCGGCGATGTTCACGGCCCGCGCCGCGTTCAACTTCGTCGCCGATGTGATTGCGGACGCGTCCGCCCTGAAGGACCTGAGCCAGCAAACGCACATCAACGTCGAGGAGCTGCAACTGCTCGCCGGCGGAATGTCGGAGTTCGGCGTCGATGCCGATCAACTCGGCAGGGGTCTGTTCAAACTCTCGCGCGGGATCGCCGGGGGGGACGAGTCGGTCGTGCGTGGCCTGCACATGATGGGACTCTCGCTCAAGGACGTCGAGGGTCTGCAGGGCCAAGAACTCTTCCTGAAGATTGAACGCGGCCTGGCGACGTTGCAGGGCGGCCTCCGCGATACCGCTGCGGCGGAACTGTACGGCGGAAAGCTCGGCGCCGCGATGGCCGGCGCAGCGGAAGGCATCGACGGTGCGCTTGAATCGTGGCAGCGCCTCAATCACGTCACGACCACAGAATCGATCGACGCGATGGATCGATACGACGAGTCCATCAAGCGCGCGAAGAAGAGTCTGAGTGCGATGGCGGCCGACATGATCGGGCCGGTCGCGGAAGGGTTTAACGTCCTCGTGGACGCGGCCCAGCGAGGGGCGAGCAAGTGGTCACTCGCGATGGGGCTACTCCCGAAAGGGCTCGGCGGGATCGGGACAGGCGCCGAAGGGCTGACCAAGATCATCGACGAACTCAATCAGAAAACCGAGGCCAACGCGAAGGCGACGGCCACCGCGACCGGTGCCCACGCCGCCGCGGGCGCGGCGCTGACCGCCCAGGGGCAGGCCGCGAAGTTCATGGCGGCGCTCGAAGCGGACGCCGCGCAGAAGCTCGACGCCGACCAACTGAAGAACCTGGCACACCTGAAAGAGATCGGCGCCCTGAACGCCGCCAACGCCGCCTCGATTGGAGTCAATGCGTCGCAGTTCGCCGCCTACACGGCCGCGCAGGAGAAGGCCAAGACCGCCACCGCCGCGCTCGCGGTGGAACACAAAAAGTTCGCGGACGCCGTGGCCGTCGTGGACCAGGCCGGGAAGGGGTGGCAGGGCACGCTCGACACCATCAACGGCAGCGTCGTCGAAGAGATGCGCGCGTTGACGGCGGCCGGCGTGCCGATGGATGCGCTCCTCACGTACTTCGGCCTCGGCGTGACGCAGGGCAATGCGTTCACGAAGATGCTGAAAGAGGAAGCGGACCAACTCGCGCTCAACAACAAGATCGCGTCCGACTCCGTGACGAACTGGGCGACCTACTTCCGCGACGTCGCCGCGATGGCCGGCACCGGCGTGAAGGCGCAGATCGCCGAGACGCAACGGTGGCTCGAGGATCAGATCGCCAAGCACGTGCTCGCCAAAACCGACACGGCGGATTTCTACAACTACGTGTATGCGCAGGCCGATCTCACGAATCAGAAGATCAACAAGTCAGCCCTCGAAGGGGACGCCCACAGCCGTGAGCATTTCGCGAAGCTGGCGACCGACGCCCAAGCGGCGTACGACTTTGCCACCGCACACGCCGGCAGCTTTACGCAGGAGTGGATTCAAGAGTTGCAGGAGATGGCGACGGCGGCGCAGGCGTCCGCGGACAATTTCGGCACGGCCTTCGACGGCGCGTTTGACAAGGTGACCGCCCACGCGCAGCAGGCGTCCACGCAGGTCGCGACCTCCTGGGCGGCGGCGATGACGGCGGTGCAGGACGGGCAAGGTACGTTGAGCGGCACCATTCAAAATGCGGCCTGGACGGACCAGCGCAGGCAGGACACGCAGAAGGCGTGGAACGAGAACCGGTACTTTGGCCCGGTCGTGAACTCCTCGAAGGACAAGCCTCGTGGCACCGGACCGGACTGGGACATCATCATCCCGAAAGCGGCGGGCGGGCCGGTCAATCGTGGCGGGTCGTACCTGGTGGGCGAGGAAGGGCCGGAACTGTTCATCCCCGCGAGCAACGGATCGATCGCCGCACACGGCGGCGGCGGGACGGTGGTCACCAACATCTTCCACGTCAACGGCACGGGCGAAGAGGTCGCCCGCAAAGTGATGGCGGAAATCACGCGCACCATGCGCGTCGGCCGGAAGTGGCCGGCGAATTAAGGGCGATATGGCATTAGACCGCACCGCGTATAACGCATTGGTCGACGACTCCGGTTCCGGCACCGACGGCACGATCCTCACCAAAGCCCTTCTCGCGTCGGTGATCCTCGATCCCGTCGACGCCATGTTGATTAATCTGACGAACCGGGTGACCGGCCGCTTGCCGTTCGCGAATCTCGTGGCCGCGTCGGCGGCGGCGCGTCTCCTGGGGCGACGATCAGGATCGGCGGGCGACGTCGAGGAGTTGTCTCTCGGCGCCTCCCTCGAACTCACGAGTAACACGGTCCTGGGGATTACCAATCCGCTGACGCTGCCGGGAGCCCTCACGCTGAGCGCGGGGCAACTGGTGTTCCCGGCTTCGCAGAACCCGTCCTCGAACGTCAACACCCTCGACGATTACGAAGAGGGGACGTGGACCCCGGTCATCGGCGGCGGCGGCGGCACGAGCGGCCAGACCTACAGCGTGCAGTCGGGCACCTACGTGAAGATCGGCAAGTTGGTGCACGTGCAGTGCTATGTGAACCTGACGGCGAAGGGCACGATCACCGGCGCGCTCCAACTTCAAGGGCTGCCCTTTGTGTCCGATGGGACGAGCAACGGCTTTGCGATGGGGATCGTGGAGTGGTCGCTCGCCACCTCCTGGGTCAACGTCGTGGCCCGTGTCGGTGCGGGGGCCAGCGTCGCGACACTGGAAGGCGCCACTGTCGCAGCCGCCAGCAACCTCACGGGGATGACCACGACCGACGTGAACGACTCGTCGCGCCTGATGCTGACGATGACCTACCGCGCAGGCGCATAAAAGGAAACCGACAGATGCCACTCACGAAAACCGTCGTCATCGACAAGATCGAAGTGAACGAGGACGGGACCATTCAAGTCCGCCGGGCCACCTACATCGAAGAAGACGGCGCGCGGATCGCCGGGCCGACGTATCACCGAGCGGCGTATGCCGCGGGCGCCAACCTCGCCGCCGAAGATGCGACGGTGCAGGCCGTGGCGGCACTGGTGTGGGCGCCGGCTGCCGCACGGACCAAGGCGCTCGCCGAATTACGACGCCAGCCCTAGGCCAGCATGGCTCTCACCTACGCCCGCTTCGGTGTCCTCCGCATCGGTGCCGCGCGGCTGGCGTATGCCCCCACGCCCCCCGCCACGCCATCGTTGCCGGTACCGGTCAGCGGCGATGTGGGCCTGATAGCGCCGTCTCTCACGTGGGCCGCGACGGGCGCGACGTCGTTCAACGTGTTCTTCGGCACGGGGGCATCACCGCCACTGGTCAGTACCGGGCAACTCGCGGCCTCATATGTGCCGACCGTCGTACCGGGGGTGACCTACACCTGGAAAGTCGTCGCGATCAACGCCGTCGGCTCGACGACAGGTCCGCTCTGGTCCTTCTCGACGCTCGCGCTGCCGGCCGTCCCGAACGCGCCCATCCCCGCGGACACGGCGTCGAGTCAAGGGCTGACGCCGAACCTAGATTGGGAGTCGGCGGGCGCGACCGAATTCGACGTCTACCTTGGCACCGACCCACTCGCGCTGCCGCTCGTCGTCACGCAAGCGGGCTCCTCGTACGTCACGCCGACGCTGCTGCTGCTCCAGGCATACTTCTGGCGCATCGTCGCGCGGAACGGGGCAGGCAGTGTCACCGGACCGGTGTGGTCGTTTACGACGGCCGACCAGTCACGCGTGCTGATGACGATCGGCGGCGAGACGCCGCGTATGCGGATCGATGGACTCACGATCCGGGATCAGTTGATGGGCGCGGTGAACACCTGCGACTTCACGGCCGACACCGTGGCGCCGACCGTCGGGCAAGAGGTCATCATCGGCCTCGGGTCCCTCGCCACCGTCGATCGCCTCTTCGCGGGCACCATTGAGTCGGTCGAGCAAGTCTACGAAGGCGATGTGCCCGGCAACATTGCGTGGCGCGTGTCGTGTCAGGACTATACGCGCTCGCTCAATCGCCGGAAGGTGCGGAAGCGGTACGCGCAACAGAGCGCGACGGCGATCGCCCTCGACCTCGTCACGTCCTATGCGAGTGGGTTCACCGTCACGGGTGTCGTCGCCGGGCTCCCGACGGTGACCGGCGGCATTGACTTCACCGAAGAGGACCTAGCGACGTGTTTCTCGAGGCTCGCCTCCCGCATCGGTGGGTACTGGTATGTCGATTACGGCAAGAACATTCACCTGTTTCTGACGGAGGTCAGTGAAGCACCGTTCGCCCTCGTACCGGAAGAACCCTCCTTGCAAGTCGATCCGCCCGTGACGAAGAGTGTCGACATCACGCAGATTCGAACGCGTGTGTGGTTCGAAGGCGGGGGGGCACAGGCCCTTCAACAAGTGGCGCCCGGCGCGACGGCGCTGCCGGTCACCGATGCGAGTTGGTACTCCGGCTCCGGGGGGATCGTGGTCAGTGGCCCGCAGCGGATCACGTACACGGGCAAGGGCCTCGTCGGCGGTCCGACGGCGGCGGCAGCCGCTTTGGTGAACGCCAGCGGCAATCTCGGTCCCGGTCCGTACACCTACAAGTACTCGCAGATCAGCGCCGGGCTCGAAGGACCGTTGTCGCCCGCGTCGGTGGCGGCCTCGATCGATCCGGCGGCGAACCCGACCTCGGCGATCACGGCCGTCAACGGGGCCATGAGTATGACGGCGGATCCCACGAGCCCTCCCGCGTACGTCGGCGTCATCAACGGATCGATCGAGGCGGGAACGCACCTCTACGCTTATACGTGGGTCACCGCTGCCGGCGAGACGCTCCCGTCCCCCACGGTGGCGATAAGTAATGGTTCCACGGTCAGGGGCAACAACATCACCGACTTTGCTGTCGGCCCGGCCGGCACGACGGCGAGGCGCGTGTATCGCTCGGCCGCGGGAAGCTCACAACTCAAGCTCCTGACGACGATTCCCAACAACACGCAGACCACGATCAGCGACTCGGCGTCCGATAGTACGCTCGGGGCCAATGCGCCGACCAGCAACACGACCGGCGTACCGACCGGTTCTCTCGGTGCCGGCGTGTATCTGTATCGCGTCACGTTTGTGACGGTCGGCGGCGAGACGAGTGGCAGCACCGGCCAAAGCGTCAACGTCTCTGCGGGGAATGTGAACTTAAGCAACATCCCGGTGTCTG